ATTCCCTACCTTGTTTTGGTGTGATAGTAATTGTTTCTGATTTAAGGTCATAAAGTAAACCAGGGATTTGCCTGAGATCTTTATCTGGAGATACAATGCAATTACCAGGATTAGCTGTAGCGTAAATGCCCAGAGCATCGTCAGCCTCCAGTTCGTCCATAATGATAACTTCATGTGTCAATCTCAATCGGTTTATAGCTCTGACATATCCGCAAGGTTTCTTGCGATTACGGTGACCTTTATAATCTGGATAAAGTGTTTTCCTAAAGTTTCGTGGGTGACTAAAGAATAAGATAAGGGTAGGGTCGAAGAACTCTTTCTTGATTTTATCTAATTCTCTATCAATGTTTTTCATTACATCAGAGAAGTTAGAAGTAACAACAATAAGGTCTTCTCCAAAATCTATCTCTGTTTCTGCTGATGCTGCACATTTATAGACAATGTAATCAGCATCTATTAGTAGTTTCATGTTTAGTGGGTTTCTGACCAGTCTTTTCCGGTCGTTGCTTCTGCGTCAATTTTGATTCGCATGTTGTAGTACTCTCCAGCTTCTGTACTGCTAAGTACCAAGGATGAACATAAGTCATGTATGTGTGTAGGTTCGCACTCGAATTGTAATTCGTCATGAATGAAGCCAACCTGTGATGCACAAATACCGACTTCTTTCATTGTGTTTTGGTTGATAACCATCCACCGTTTAGCGATCGTGGCGGCTCCGCTTTGCAAGCAGAAGTTTAACGCTTTGTGAGGTGAATCAACAGCAATTTTTCTGCCGTCGAGAGACTTGATGAACCCTCTCTCTGAAGCTTTCTTGATAGCTTCCAAGAGGTCACCCAGTCCGTCAACCGCGTCCACATACGCTGATCTAATCTCTTTGCCTTTTCTTTTAGCTGCTGTAGTGGATAGTTGTGCATCGTAACTGTGTCCAATTTTTTCATCACCCGCTCCATATAGGAACGCGTAGGTGACAGTCTTAACTTGTCTACGAGAAATGCCTATCTTATCAGCATTTGTCTGATGTATATCTCCGTTGAGGAGTATGTCTGCGTATTTTCCGTCATCATATCGTGCAAGATAATGGGCGAGCATACGCAATTCAATCCCAGAAAGGTCAGCGCCAACCATGACTTGACCTGGTGTAGGGATGAAGAGTTGTCTAAATCTACCATCTGATGGAACTTGACCTAAATTTGGATTTCGGTGGGCGCAACGGTGCGTGTTAGTAGCAACACTACAGTGATGATGTATTCTAGCATTCGTACATAGCTTCAGCCACGCGTTCGCGCCTTCTGATATCATTCCAAGCATCTTCGTTATCGTCAAAATCCGCAGGAACATCGTCGCTACTTCCGTCCCAATCTCCTTGAGTATTACCTCGTCGATGATAGGTTTCCCAGTAGCTGTCAGTTGCGTCGGATTCCAGCCATGAAATGTTTGCAGGATCCATGATATATGATCTCTTGATGAGGGGTTAAGTTCTTTCAGTCTAGTAAGGGGTGCACCCTTGACATATCCTTGCTTGCGGTTATCTCGTTTAGGATGGAATTCCGATCCTCTAACGAAAGGGTGCCGTTCGCGTAATAATTGCTCAGCTTCACTAAGTTCTTTTCGGAGAGACGATGCAAGTTTCCATGCAGCGCCCTCGTCAAAATACCATCCATGTTGTTCTTGATTTGATAGGATTTGCTGGACCTCATGTTCTAACGTAACCCATTGAGGTAAGGTTGGAAGTGATGCCATAGTTTGGTGGTAACGTTAACGTCTTGTATACAGTAGTCTTCCATTTCTTGTGACCATGCTTGCCAATCAGCAGTGGAACCGTAGTCACCTTTAAATTCATTAAGACGATAGCCGTAAGATTCGAGGGAATGTTTACCGTATAATTTAAGAGGCATATCTTTCCAGTTATGCTTCTTATCAAGTTTCATCATATCAGAGTGATACAAACGACTGAGAAGTAAAGTATCAACCATAAGAGGAGGCTCATCGAACCAATGGTAGAGCTTGCGGATGACAGGTAAATCATAAGAGAGAATATTATGACCAATGATACAATCCGCGTCCTTGAGTCGATGTAACCCACGTACGATAGGTTCTTGATTACCCTCATCATTGTACGAAATGGTTTTCTCAGTATCGAGATCATAAATAGCTAAACAATGAATGTGTGAGACATCATGTAGTAAACCATTGGTTTCGATGTCAAAAATTAAACTCAACGTCCGTTCCATCTGTAGGTTTTATCTACGAATTGTGCTCGTTTAATAGCAGCCTCAGTAGGTGGGTTAGGTTTGTTCAAATCAGGCACAGCAATACGGATAGCAAGTCCTTCTTCTTCAAAGTGTTTGTTCATTTCTTTGTATTCAGAAATCTGTTGTGGGGTCAAACTCTTTTTCTGGTTCTGTCTCATTGAATTTACAGGTTTCAAGATCATAACTTAATTGACAGGCGACGCCAGTTTCGCCTGAATATCTATTTTTAAGTACTCGCACTGTTGTAGCATTGTGTTCAGATCCACCTTGCTGATCTCGCTCGAGCGCAATGCACGCATCGCTGAGCTGAGCAATAGAAGCGGATCCTCGTAGCTGTCCCAATGTGACTCTAGCTCCCTCTTCATGGTTGACATCGTTAGAAGTTCTCCGTAAGTGTGAAACAAGAAATAGTGCTATGCCAGTGCGTTCAACTAATGACCTTAATCTAGTCATCGTTGTATCAATCATTCGTCGTTCATCTCCTTCAAGTCCACTAAGGAGGATTGAGAGGTGGTCGAGGAAAATGATTTTTGTATCGAGTCCTGAAGCCAAATACTCAATACGATTATATATAACATCAGGATCGTAGGAGCCAAAACCGTCATACAAATGCAGGTTCCAATTAGCCATTGTAGCGTCGAACGCTTCCACAAGTTCTTCATGTGATGGTTCTCCTAAATGTAATGACTTTCCCACGGCTGATGACATTAGTCCCAGCCCAGTGCGCCGGTTCGATTCTTCAAGAGCAATATAGCCGACCCGTTCTCCCGCTTGTAAAAATGTAGTTGCAAGCTCCCGGCAGAACGATGACTTTCCGATACCACTTCCAGCAGTGATGGTAACAAGTTCTCCATATCTAACTCCGTGGAGAATTCTTTGTAACCCGGCATATGGGTAGTCATGATTAGCTGGTGGATTGGGTGTTGTAATTAATTCTAAAAGGTTTTTACAATCTACGATACCATCTGGACGATATGAACGTGCATTCCAGAAGGCAGTAGTTAAAGCCTCATAGTCGTTGTTTTGTAAGGCGTCTGAGGCGTCCTTGTAACCGTCTGTAGAGGCGATGAAAGCCTTACCAGGTGGTAGTGCATCAGCTGCATCTTGTGTGGCTCTTCTGCCCGGTTCATCGCTGTCAAACCAAAGGATAATCTTATTAAACTGTTGAAGCCATTCAAAGTTATTTTTGATTGCCTTTTTAGCAGCAGCTGCACCACTAGGTAGTGATACTACAGGATAATTACCAAGCGCCTCGTAGACAGAAGCTGCATCAAGCTCACCTTCCGTAATGACAACAGTCTTTTCTCTACCTGATTTGAAGTAAAGATGTTGCCCGAAAAACTGACCGTTTGTTTCTCCTTCATAACTGAAAACTTTATTCTTTGTTCTCAGCTTGGCACCAACGGGTTTACCAGTTTCATCATGGTAATACATGCGGAGTACATCGCCATCTTGATAGATCTTGTACTTCTCGCAAGTTTTCTCGGATAAGTTGCGTTTGGCTAGACGCTGTGCTGAGCCTGTGTAAGTCATGCGACTGTTGTAATTGTTGGAGACTGTTGAGCCATCGCCTGCTTTCCATGTGTGACATACGAAACAAAAAGTATGCTCATCATCATACACAGCCAAACCATCGGATGAACCGCAATCTGGACATGCATCATGATGAGAGAATTCAGATGAGCCAGTCGGCTGGAATGCGTCCATAGCTACACCATTTGATATTGTGTTTGTCGCACCATTTTGCGTAGGTGGTTTTACTCTTTTTACTAATTTTATTGTAGGGTGCCTGAAAGACCATACGGAGATCAATGTCTGGATTTTGTTCAATGACAGCCTTGATCTTGCGTCGATCATCAGGTTCCCATAGTCCTTTACATTCTAGATATATTCCGTTAGGTAACTTGAAGTCAGGTGTGTATGTATGTGTAATGGTATAGTTAAAGTGTTCCGTCTCATACTCATACTTGACATCAAGATCTGCAAACAGGTCAGCAACCTTTTCTTCTAGTCCTGACCTAAATGCCATCAGAAATCATCATCCTCTGCTGCATTAGGTGTGACAACAGGATCACTTGCTTTGAAGCCATCTGTCTTGCCGAACAATTCAGCAACAGCATCAGGGTTCATGTCTCCTGTGTCAATTCCTGCTTTAGCATTGAGAGAGATAAGTTGCACACCGCGTAGTTTAAGCGAAGTACCGTAAGTAACACCATCCTTAAGAATATATGGCTTCTGATAGAACGCGAGTTTAACGGTCGCTCCAGAATAGACAGGTGTTGCTTCGTCTGTAACTGGTACTCCTTCAGTATCAACCACAGGCGGCTTGTTCTCTTCATTCCAGGAGAACTTGACTTTATATTGACCATCAGCTACCTCCTCCCAGGGTGTGGGCTTTAGGACTGACCTTTTAGGGTTCTTTAGTTTCGACTCTGCCCATTCAAGGGTAGAGATGCGATCTTGTTCAAGTTTATCAATGATATCTTGACCGACAATAGCGACCATAGAATATCCAAACTTGGATGGTTTCATCACAGCCTGATAACCTTCAAGCTGGACGGGTTCTTGGGTGATAAATGTTTCTCGGGACATTAACAGAAAAAGTAAGTGGATTCAATCACGGATTCTGGTTTCAGATCTCCAATGATCGGTGGTGGTGTTTCGGCACCTATTTGTGCAGCCCAAGATTCCAGATAGGAATCCTCAGCGAATATGTGAAGGTATGTCTGACGAACAACGGATGATAGAGCAGACATATCAGTAGCACGGCATAGTACCGAATCATGTATGAGGGAAAGCGGACTGTCGAAGCGTAGTGCAGCCAGGTGTAGTAAGGATGCATCTAAAGAATGGATGACGTTAGGAGCGGTGGCATTTTTATGATGGTTAATGTCAACAACATCATTCCCTTCTATTGCAACTTTTATCCTGACTTTACCAAGAAGTTGTAATTGAATTTCTTTGAAATGTTGTTTCATTAGTTTTTGAGTGACCACAAAACCTGATGGTGTAACCCATTGTAGTTCTGTCTCACCACGTTTAATGGCTTTAGACACTTCTTCTTCAAACCATTTCATGACTGCCATAGGACCAGGAACAATGTCATGCATACTATCTCTAACTGCTTTAACTGTAGTAGTCAAATCATCCTTATCAATCTCTATACCTTTCTCTTTCAAAGCATCACGGATATAACCACGATTAGAGTGAGGTTTAGCATTATAAGGTACTGTCATGACAACACGTTTGACAACCTTACGGTCCATATGTTCTCTTATAGAGTCAGGGACGTTTGGTTTAGCATGCTCGGCGACTGTTCGATAGGCATCTGCCGGTCTTTCTCCTGGCAGGACATTGACAAGACTTGCAGTTCTTGCGTCTCGGCATAGTCCGGCGAGTATTTGTAGACCAGAGCAGGTGGCATCAGTTGCAACTGGCAGAGAAGTGTAATCTCGATCACGTTTTATACAGCAATGGTAATATTCATCACATGCTGCTAGGAATTGCCAAGGTTCTTCAGCTACTTCCCAATCAGAAAGATAACCAATAGGATCCTCAGCAATGC